TATTTTTCTTATATTTGCCAAAACATAACAGCAAATGAAACAATACAGACCAAGACTAAGCCAAAAAGAATTTGACATCATCCAACAACACAGAAATGGCGGCGGTGTAGGCATCATCGGAGATACACACGAACCATTTTGCCACCCTAATTACAGAGATTTTTGCTACGAAGTATTCGACAGATTCGGAGTGTCACACATAGTCCACATCGGAGATGAGGTTGACAATGCGGCGTTGTCTTATCATGAGAAAATGGCTGAGATGCCCAATGCTGAAAGCGAAGCTGAAACTGCTCAAAGAGCAATGGAAAGATGGTACGCCACTTTTCCTGATGTAAAGGTATGCGTGGGTAATCATTCGGCACTACCGTTTCGTCAAGCCACCTCAGCAGGAATACCCAAGAGATTCATCAAGTCCTATGAGGAGATATGGAACGCACCTAAAGGTTGGAAGTGGGAGATGCAATGGGAGATTGATGGTGTACTGTATGAGCATGGCACAGGAAGTAGCGGCGCTATGGCTCATAAGAACAGAGCGATAGCCAACAGGCAGTCAACAGTTATAGGTCATTGCCATTCCTTTGGTGGTGTAAACTATATGGCATCACGCAACGATTTGATATTCGGAATGAATGTAGGGTGTGGTATTGACGTAGATGCTATGGCGTTTTCCTATGGCAAGAACTTTCCTAAGAAACCTACATTGGGCTGCGGTATTGTTTTGGATGGTGGTAAAACTGCTATATTCATACCAATGGATTTAGGCAGTAGAGTTTCTATAATCTAGTAAACAAACTTTTTTTACATTTTTTTTACTTTTATTGTTGTATATTGTAAAAATTATTTTATCTTTGCCTAAGATTATTAATTAAAACAAATTGAATTATGCAAGATTTAAAAGTAGAAACTATCAAAAAAGGCGATGTCCTTTTCTTCCTAGACCAAGAGATTGAACTGTTAGAAAGAATGTTACTAACAGATGAAGAAGAAGAAGTCAAATGGAAATGTAATCACAACAAATTCATCACCCTAGATGAATGGTATAATGGCAGACTTAACGCTAGAAAGTTTGACCTAAACTCATTCAAAGAACTAAGAAAAATAATCACTAAATTGTAAAACTATGACAGAAGTAAAAACAGAAACTAGAAAAGAAGCATTAGGTAGATTGTTCAAGACCAACGGTCTAGTACAGGAAGATGTTTACAAAGATAAACGTGGGTTTGTAATTATCACTAGGTCAGGTATTGACAAGATTATCAGTAATCGAAATATACAATTACAGTATGAGCCAATCGTTATGGAGAAAGATTGGGTTGTGTTGAGGTGTACTGCTAAGATGATAAAGAATAAGGACATAGGTCAAACTGTTGTCGAGTCTTTTGGCGAATCATCTAAAGAAAATACTATGGGTCTTGCAGGTAAGTTTCCTGTGGCTATGGCTGAGAAACGTGCCAAATCAAGAGCAGTATTGATGCTTACAGGATTTTATGAGCAGGGAGTATTTGGTCAAGATGAAATGCTAGATGAGTAAGGATTTAGAATGGATAGATGAACTGCTTGAAGGTGAACCCATCAGTAATATGCAGATAGCAGTTATTGAGGGTTTGCTATCAAGTGTTCCTTACGAACTTGAAGTAATTAGAGATATTGATAGCGGTCTTTTGTACCTCACCTACAACGAAGCTAATCAGCTTATTGCAAAGTTAAGAGAGGACTACGTTGAGAAAGACCCTAGAGAACAATTTAAAAAAATGTTTAAAAATGGCAATTAGAAAACACGCACTAACAAAAGAGGGTGCTATTGTAGCAATCACTAGAAGCCAAATAGGAAAGATAGATGGCGGCAAAGTGCCTTCAGCAATAAGACAAACTTTTATAGATTTATATATGCAGCAGTCAGATGAAAAGATTAAAAGTGCATATTTAGCAGAGTTTGAAATAGAATTAGAAATTGTAGAACTAAAATAATTATGAAAAAGAAAAGTAAATTTGAGAAGTATTTACGCCTGAACGGTGTAACTAAGAGAAGATTCAGCGAAATAACAGGGTTGAAAGGTCAGAGTATAAATAAGTACATTGACAACCCTACTCTTCTTAGGTTGAGTCACCTGAAACTGCTATCTGAAAGCGATGAGGGTAAGTATCACGAAATGGATGAAGTTAAATTAGTAAATCAAATAAACAAATGCTAAATAGTGTTGATAGAGAGGAAGCTCTTAAAAAGGCAATATGCGTAACGTATAACGTCAGTTACGAAGATTTGTTGGGCAAGAGCAGAAAGATGAGTATAATGAATGGCAGGAGAATGTTTTTCTACTTTATGCGTAAACATTTCGGTGGCACGTATTGGGGTATGGGCAAAAGGTACAAGGTACACCACGCCACAATAATGCACCACGTAAAAAGTATGGAGGGTTATTTGAGCTTCAACAAAAGAGAGATGATAAACTACATAAAAGTAAGAGATTATGTCTTTGAACAAAATAGTGAAGTAACACTATCTGAGGAACTTGACCTCCTAAAACAAGAGCAGTCTTTGATTAATGATAGAATCAATGACATACAAAACGAATTAGAATTATTAAAATTGTTAGAAAATGGAAATTAATGGAACTTTAGAAGCTAAATTCGACACAAAAGAATTTAAAAGTGGATTTAAGAAAAAGGAATTTGTAGTTAACACAGGCGGTGAATACCCACAGTCAATTAAGATGGAGGTCGTAAAGGACAATATTGATAAGCTAGAAGGAATACCTGTTGGAACTGAGGTAACCTGCAAGATTGATATTAGAGGTCGCCTGTATGAAGGTAACTACTACAACAACATTTTGGCTTGGGCAGTAAACACAGGAACGTTTACAAAGTCTGAGGACAAAGCTGTTGAGGTGGGTGCTGACGATAATGACTTACCCTTTTAAGGTAAGAATGTTGATAAAAGCATTTGATTGCGAAGTAATTGAAACTGCCAAATGAAATTTGAAACCCCAAAAGATAGACGTAGGCAAGAGAGGGCAGTAAAGCTATTCTGCGATACTTTCAATCTTGTTTACGTTGACAAGGGGGAATATTCCAAAGTGGACTTCGACCTACAAAACCAAAACCTAATTCACATTGGTGCATTGGAGGTGAAGGGATGTCCTGACAGGAAGATTGAAGATGGTTTGACAGTACAAGTAGCCATGAGAAAACTTATCGACCTCCAACAATACCAAAAGGAAATAAAGCATCCTGTGGCTATTTGTTGGGCATTTGATGACGGTATAGTCTATGAACGACTAGATAATTTAGAAGGTAGATTTTATTTGGGGGGTAGAAATCCTAGAGCAGGTTCGTACTTTGACGTAGAGATGATGACAAGTATTGAAATAAAAAAATTAAAAAAAGTTTTGTTTTAATAAAAAAAGTTATTTATCTTTGCCTAAGTATTAACAATTAAAACTAAAACAAATGACTAAAGAAACTAAAAATTATGATATCGATTTATTTGCTTGCGTAGAGTTTGGAGATGTCTGCCATTGGGATTATCCTGAGTATTGTGATGCTTTCATTGAAGAAGCTGAGTACGATGGCAGGGAGTTATCAGAAGAAGAACTAGATGAGGTGAACAAAGATAGTGCTTTGGTTCACAAATTATTAATGAATTATTTATACTAAGACAATGGCAAAAAGAATGACAGATACAGACAAGTGGAAGAAACGCTTTTTAAGAGAGCTAAAGCCACAACACAAGTTACTATGGTTCTACATATTAGACGACTGCAATCACGCAGGAATTTGGGAAGTAGATTTAGAAGTAGCTTCTATTAGAGTAGGCTTTGAATTATCACACGATAGCCTACCATCATCATTTGGAGAAAAAGTTATATCGTTTGACAATGGCGACAAGTGGTTTATACCTGACTTCATTAACTTTCAATATGGCGAACTAAATCCAAACTCTAATGTTCACAAATCAGTAATTCAGTTATTGGAAAGATATAACCTTGAAGGGTATGTGAAGGGTTTACAAACCCTATCTAATACCGTACAAGATAAGGATAAAGATATAGTTAAGGTTAAAGCTAAGGTTAAAAGGTTTAAAAAGCCAACAGTCGTAGATATTGCTGAATACTGTATTGAAAGAAACAACTCTGTTGATGCCGAAAAGTTTTACGACTACTATTCTTCTAATGGTTGGAAAGTTGGAAAGAACCCCATGAAAGATTGGAAGGCATCCGTAAGGACTTGGGAGAAAAACAACACCCAAGAGAAAGAAAATGTATCGCAACCAAAAAAAGTATTAACTGCTTGGGAACAAGCTAGAACACAAATAAATAATGGCTAATTACACAAAACAATTTTGGATTGAATACAACAAAAAACGTAAAGGTGCAACTAAAGAAACCAAGCAATTCATCAAGGAGATGTTTGAGAATAAGACCCTGCAACGTAGAAGTTTAAATTGGAATAACTTTTATATGGTCACAGGAATGGTTCTTAATGATAAAGATGATTTAAGAAGATTACAGAACTACGATAACTACATATACTAATGGATAAGCAAAGACAAATTTGGTATAGATTTACCAACGATAGAGAGCAGTTAAATGTTGACTGCGTAGATATTCTCAGCAAGTGTTACCTGATGTTGGGTCAGAAACCTGACACAGAGCAGATAGTAATGATGTCGAAACTGCTTGTGGATGACCTCTCAAGATACTATGGCTCAATGGAGATGGAGGAGGTTATGTTTGCCTTCGAACAGGGAATCAGGCACTCCGATAGTGGTGGCTTTGTCAATGTACGTAATTGGAATATATGGCTAAAGGAGTACAAAGCTAAGTCCGCCCTCAAAAGACAACAAAGGTTAATGACTGATTATGAGAAAGATAAGCAGAACCAAAAACTAATAAGTGAAACTATTAACAAAGCTAAAAGATTGAAGTAATGGAAACGATATTATTTACGCTCTTGATTATTTCTATTTTATATCTTATATTTGCAATGAGAGATATGAGGGATGACATTGCTGACCTAGAGTATCGGTTGGAACTGCTAACCGAAGTATGCAACAGCAATAAAGATAGAATCAAAGTTTTAGAGTATGCCGAAGCAAGACAGACTAACAGAAGAAAGGGTGCAAATAAATATCGTAGATTACTTGAAACTGCAATATCCAAGTGCGTTATATACTGCTACGATGGGTGGACAGTTTCAAAGGCATTACTCTCAAAGACTAAAAGCAAAGCGTACAGGATATTTGAAGGGCGTATCAGACCTGCTTATCTTCGAGCCAAACGAAACGTACTACGGACTGTTTATAGAGCTTAAAAAGGATAAGAAGTCATATCCCACCAAAGAGCAAAAGATATTCATTGAGAACGCTTTAAAAAGGGGTTATTACGCAATATGCTGTAAGGGTTTTGACCATTGCAGGGAGGTAATTGATAAATACTTTAACAACAAACTATAATGGATAAGAGTAAATACTACTACGACTACAAGAGGAATGTAGATGATTCAGCATTGGAAACTGCCAAGGAAAGAAACATACCGAACTACTACATTGGCTCTGTGTACGGCTACGAAGCTAGGAAGGTGGTCGAGGATTGGAGTTTGTCGTACAACATTGGAACTGCTGTCACCTACCTCCTGCGTTGTGGCAAGAAAGCTGAACAGGGTATGTCGAGCAAGGAAAAGCATATTGACGACATTAAAAAAGCTATTAACCATCTCAAGTTTGAGATAGAAACATTGGAAAACAAATGATGAATGAAAGAATAACAGACAGGCACATTCAGGTACAAGCGTTACAACATTTGCTTATTCACTACGAAAAGAAACGTGATAGGTATTCTGATGATGGCAGAGAGGATATATTGAATACTCTTGACACATACATTGCAAAGATAAGAAGAACAATGATAAGGTTGTTGCAGGACAAAAAAGAAGATACTGATACTGATAATGTAATTAAATTCTACTAAATGAGCATAAATATATACGACAGAAAAGATATGAGGGGTGGCGGATATGCCAAACGCAAATTCACACTTGAGGAAGCCGATTTAATACGCAAGGAATATGATGCAGGTGGCATAAGTCAAACAAAGTTAGCCAAAAAGCATGGGGTATCTCAGCCAATAATCAATATGATTCTACGAGGGAAAACTTATAAAAATTAATTTTTTTTTTAAAAAAAGTTTGGCATATTAAAAAATAGTTTTATCTTTGTATAGAATTTAAAAACTAAAACAATGAAACCAATAGAATTAAAACTAACACAAAAAGAACTACAACTTTTACTTTCAAAATTAGTTCAATCAACAAGTGATGAAAATTTAGAAAACCCTAATTTATTAGTAAGTAAATTATATAACAAATTATACGATACTTTAAAAGAAAATAAATCAAAAAAGACAGATTAATAAATGAAGTTTGTCTTTTTCTTGAAAAATGTAAAGAACTAAAATAAAAATCAAAAACAATGGGACATGGAGGTCGTCAGGGGGATAAGGGGGATAAGGGAGTAGGGGGGTGCTTCGGCACTCCATTGATAAACAAATTGAATAATAACCACTTTAACTATAACAAAATGATTACAAAGAAAGAAGCAAAGCACTTATTAGAAAAGATGAAAGAGGACAACAGAATGTTCTCACTTGAGTTCATCAAGAAGGATGGAACTAGAAGAACTATGTTGGCTAGGTTCAACGTAACAAAGTATCTACTAGGCGAAGGCAGAAGGTATGACCCTGCCAACTACAACCTCATGACTGTGTTCGATATGAACAAGAGTGCATACAGAACAATACCATTGGATAGACTCCTGTGGATTAGAACAAAAGGCAAAAGATACTATGTAAGTCCATGATTGAATTGTTTTTAGTTAATATTTGTTTGTTAATAGGGTGGTCGATAAATTTGACCACCTTATTTTTTTTGTGACCACGAAACTGCTACCGTTGAAACTGCCACCGAAACTGCCCTGAAACTGCCATTGACCTGCCATATCAGGTCTTATGACGACCCCTCCCCTACCCCACCTCTTTGTTAATAACTTGTTGATAACTTTTATTCGCTGTTTGTTTGGATATTAAAAAAGTTTATTGCATGGGGTTGAAAAAAATTAAATTATTTGTTTTTTGTATTAAATTATTTGTATATTTGTCGAAACAAAATATTAATTAAACTAAAACAAAATGAATCTAACAACAAAACAAATAAACGACTTAAAAAGTAAAAATTCTTCATTTATATTTCGAAATTCTTTTGACGGTGATGGTGATATTTTTTTACTATGGTTTAATACTATTTTTAACACTTTTGTGTTGGAGAAAAACGGCCAAATAATAAAAAGCACAAAAACCATAAAACCAATACTTAACAAGTTAGAACTTGACAAAGTTATAGAAGAATTAACCGAAATAAACTAATTTAAAACAAAACAAAATGAAACACTCAAAAAAACACTTTACACTTGACAACTTTATTTTTCACGCTTGGAAAATATTAGTAGTAATTTTAGTCACTAACTTTTTAATAAATCTAATCTAATGAGAAAGCAAACGACAAACGAACTAAGAAAGATTAGTCGTAATTTAGACTACTTTTTTAATCTAGCCACCCCTGAACAAATAAAAGAGGGGCGGCAATGGTATAAAGAGGCAAACAAATTTTGTCAAGAGGTAGCAAAGGAATACAACACCGACCCGTTAAAAGTCGCTTCGGTTGTTTCCGCCTTGAGTCCCCGCAACAAATGGAGTCAAAACCTCAAAGACGCAAAGAAAGTATTTCAAGCGATTAAAGATGGCAAAGAGGCAAATGATATTAAAGTATGCACTTTCAATAAAAATAAGTTCAAAGCGTTTGAACTAGCAAAGGGTAGCACGTTTATAACTGAAGACAGCCCAAAAACATATAATTTTGTGCGAAATATTGCCCACTTAGATCCCGCAGCCGTTACGGTTGATATATGGCACTTGAGAGCCTGTTTAAAGCAGTTTAAGAGCATTAAGAACTCTAACATAGGTAAAGTAGCATATCAGCAAATAAAAGCTCTTACAATCAAAAAAGCTCATAAATTAGGGTTGACAGGTTTTGAATATCAGGCCATCATATGGATAAGCGCACAAAATAATATTGAAAAATTAAGATGATGAAAAATAGATATAGAATAAACACTAAAATTAGTTTTGGCAGTCGTTATTACTTCTCCGCGTGGTGCTATGCTAAGAGCATGAGAGGAGCAAAACAAACAAAAGTATTCAAGCACTATTTAAACGAGCTTAAAACGTCTAAAATAGTAGGATTACAAATAGAAGAATTTTAAATCATGAGCAATAAGAAACGACTTGAGGACACAAATTTAAGTACATTTTGGCTAGTCATTACATTCATTTTGGCACTCATAAAAAGCTGTTTCAGCTAGTATTTAAAGCTAATTTTTAAGAGAAGCACCTATAAAAAGGTGTTTTTTTTACTTTTTTTTGTTTTTTTGTTGTGTATATTAAAAAATAGTTTTATATTTGTATCATATTAATTCAATAACTAAAACAATGAACCAAACAAGAGTACAAAAATTAGAACAAAGAATCTTAACACTAGAAAAAATCTTGCAAAAGTTTATTCTTGAAACTAAAGATGAAAAAGCAATGAGAGACCTTTTGTCTGAAACTAAAAAAGAGTACAAGATGCAAATGTACCAAGACTAAAAAACATCAAATAACACTAAAGAAGCACCTCGAAAGGGGTGTTTTTTTTTGGCTAAATGTGTTATTTTTTTGTTTTATTGTGGGTGCAAAATGCTCATATTTGTGCAAATTTTCAATTTTCAACCTATATTTTAGGCCAATTTATCAACATTTTTTGTTAATAACTTGTTTTTTGCATTCCGTCAATATATATACTCATATTCTTAGCCACATCCACACAACCACACAAATTTTAAATCCAATTTTATAAGCAGTATGTTTTAAGAAATAGTTTTATTGGAATACGTTTATTCAACGTTGATAGGAAAGGTACGAAGTTAGTGAAAATAATTGACAATCTTTCGCAAAAGTAGTGCGAAAAGTGCTTATGGGGCAAAAAAAATTACAAAAAAATTTTAAAGTCCTATTTTATAGATTGAAGGGTACGTGAAGGGTATAATATACCCTACATAATAAAGCTAAAGATAAAGCTATTGTATATAATTATTATTTTTTTTAGTTTTGTATAATGAGTGACGAAAAAGATGAAATGCCAAATCCTGACAACTATACACCAAAAAGGGTGTTCGGTCATCACAACGGAACAGGCAGGAAAAAAGGCAGTATCGCTAAAAGCACAAAGATAACAAGAGAGATAATCGCTCATGCACTTAGTGGACAAGAAGTCAATATTATGGATGCCTTAGAAAAGCTGTCATCCAAAAACCCTGAAGCATACATCAACGCCATAGCCAAACTGCTCAACTATGCAGTTCCAAAACTTCAGTCAACGGAAATCAAATCCGAGAACAGCAGAAAGATTGAGATTAACTTAGACGACAATGTTAGCATTGATGAGCTAAAACTAAAAATGGAAAGTCTAAAGAATGAAGGTGACGATGATGACGACTTAGCCGACTACGTTGAGGTAAATGAATAAAGAAGAAAGAAAACAGCTCTTACAAGCAATGGAGAAAGCCATTTGCGAGAAGTCCTTTTACGAGTTCTTCGTTAGAGCGTTTGAAATTGCCGAACCATCAGTACCCATATCAGTAAACTTTCACCATAAATACCTTTGCGATATATTACAAGCCGAAGCCGAGAGGATAAGGGATAACAAGCCAAAGGATAAAGACATAATCATAAACATACCCTTCCGTAGCACAAAGTCACTACTCGTGACGGTTCTCTTTCCTGCTTGGTGTTGGGCAGTGCATCCAAAGATGAGGTTCATCACAGCATCATACTCTGCCGACATTAGCATAGAACACGCAACCAAGTCAAGGGATATAATACAAAGCGAGTGGTTTCAGAAACATTGGGGTGACAGGTTTCACATCAAAAAAGACCAAAACCTAAAAGCTAGATATGAAAATAACTTCTTAGGTTCAAGACGTGCCACGTCAGTTGGAGGTTCGGTTACAGGACAAGGTGGCGACATAATACTTGTTGACGACCCAACCTCACCAAAAAATGCAGCATCCCAGATAGAAAGAGAAAACGCAAACGAATGGTATAAGTCCACCTTGTATTCAAGGTTAAACAACCCAACAACAGGGGTTAGAATTATTATTATGCAAAGGGTACATGAAGATGACCTTAGCGGCTATCTACTATACACCTCACCCGACAAGCATAGGCACATATGTATTCCTGCCGAACTTTCGGATGACTTGAAGCCAAAAGACCTATCAGAGCATTATGAGGACGGTCTTTTTTGGAAAGAAAGATTCAGTAGAGAGATTTTAGACGATTACAAGTCGGCACTCGGCTCTTATGGCTACGCAGGACAGCTACAACAGCGACCTACACCTGCAAATAGTGGGATGATTAAAAAAACGTGGTTCAAGATAGATAATGAAAAAAAAGAAGGGGTAGTCAATTTTATAATCGACCCTGCATACACAGCTAGTGAGAAAAATGACCCATCAGCACTACTTGCATACGTCTTTGCAGACAATACTTGGCAAATAACAGAAGTTCAGAATGTAAGATTGGAATTTCCTGACCTCATCAAGCATATAATCAAGTTTGTTGAGAAGAATGGGTATGGTAGCCAATCAAGGATATTCGTTGAGCCAAAGGCGAGTGGTAAGTCAATAGTGCAAACTCTAATAAGAGAAACTTCTCTAAACATAAGAGAAGATAAACCACCCACCAAAGATAAGATGGCTAGGGTGCAAGATATTAGTCCAACATTAGAAACAGGAAGGGTGAGTTTGCTCAAGGGTGCTTGGAATGATGAGTTTTTGATGCAATGCCAACAATTTCCTGCTGCAAGGCATGATGATATGGTCGATTGCCTTGTTATGGCACTAAATCAGCACTTTAGGGGTAAAAAAATAGTATTCTTTGGATAAATGACTTATAAAATTGAATTTTACAACGAAATTGCGACAAAGTACTGATATTAATAATTAATTTTGCAAAAATGGAACAACTTGTCTATATAAACGATGAACACAAGAGGATAATCGAAGATTATATGACTTTTGTTCAAAAAGAGGTCTATGAGGTTACTGAAACTGCTAAATGTGGCAAGTTTGGTGATTTTCAAGAGCTTTTACATGACATAAAGCAGTATCACAATGATTTTTTTGATATTGCAATGAAAGAAAGTGGAGTTGGTGAATGGATATTTTCTATTCCTAATTTATGTATGTTTATGGTGATGGGGTTTTTTGCAGGGTTAAAAACTGAAGAAAACGAAGATTTAATAGAATCTCACGCAAATGACATCCATGAGATGACAATGAACACAGTTGCTGTGCTTTCTGACTTTCTCAAGGATATGGAGGTAATAATAAACGAATCACAATGTTAAACATAGAAATAAATAATAAGGAGTACAATATACCTAACAAATGGGAGGAGATGACTCTCGACTACTATTGTGGTATATATGAGATAATAAAAAAGTATCAAATCACAGAAGATGAGGAAAATAGTGAGAATGACCTCACAAAGTACATCGCCAATCAGGAAAACAAGATGTATAGAGATTTATTCATCTATATGACCAAGATTGACGAGAAAACGATGAAAAATGTGCCAATTAGCGATGTATTCGCAGTAATTGAGTGCTTAGAAGAAATAATGGAGGAATATAAGCCAAAAGGTTTAGATTACTTCGAGTTTGAGGGTGACGTGTACTATTTTCCTCTTGATTTTCTAAGAACAGGCACATTTGGTGATTACATAGAGAGTCAGCAGTTGGAAATGAACACACAGTACCTAAAAAATGGTAGGTTTGACATTTTGCCTGAGCAAATGGCAATTTTGTGTAAAAAAGTGGATGAGGAGGTCGATTTAGACGATATTGACGAAAAGGCGAAGAAATTTCGTGGTTTGACAATGGACATCGTTTGGGAGTTCAGTTTTTTTTTGAACAAACGAACTTTGGCATCTCTAAACGTTATAAAAACCTTTTCAGAAATGGTGGAACAAAAAGTATCGCAGTAGCGAAGGCGAGTAGGATATTGAAGCCATTTGGTTGGCTAAACACCCTGTACGACCTATCACTTGATGGAGTATTTACAAAAGAAGGTAAAGATGCCATGCAAAGTGTAAAAGACGAAAGGTTGTATAAGGTTTTAACATACCTGTCTTGGAAAACTGCAAAACAAGATTATGAACTAGCTGTCAACGAAGAACAGCGAAAAAGTATAAAACAATGAGTTTTAACAGACTTAAAGATTTACGAGATAGGTTTGAGCAGCAATGGATAAACGGTGGATTTATTTTTGGATATGAGAACGAAATAAACGAAAATCACAACAACGACTACCCACTTTTACTTGTTCTACCGCCAACATCGGAACTTCCATCTACGGAAGGTGGCAGTAGAGAAGAATATACCTTTGAGTGTCTTGTAGTCAAGCCATATTACCAAAATCAATCAGGTTCTCTTGATGTAGTGCTTTCTTTGCTAGAGCAAGAGGGTTTGACTTGGATTCAAAGGGTTTTAGACAGTTATGGGAATAAAGAGGTGATACTAAGTCCTGACAGTATATCTGTCGAACGAGAAAAAGAGTTATATAATGACAAGTTAATACAAGTCAGACTTACGTTCACTCTCGATTGCTTCTCGCATAACTTCTCATTCATGGATGAGCTATTCATATCAAATCTAAGTCCTAGAGTGTGGCTTAGAAGTGATTTAGGCGTAAAGACAACGTATAATGGTGGTAATGAGGTTGTGAGCAAGTGGATTGACCAAAGTGGAAACGGAAATCACTTTCAGCAAACTACCGCAACAAAAATGCCATTATATGAATATGAACTGTCAGATAACGGAAAACCATGCCTTTCATTTGATGGAAAGGATGATTTTATGAGTTGTGTAAACGATGGTATATCTTCAGGAGGTAGTGGAATAGCTCATGACCACACTATATTCTTTGTTTTTAAAGCTATGTCAGATTCAGAACAGGGTATTATACTTTCTAAAAACAGCGAGACAAATAATGCTAATAAGTTTTTAATTTTTGCGAGACTCACATTATCAGGTTATGTTCTTAACGTAGCATATATAGATGATGATAGTGAAGCTGCTACTGCCGCAGATACTAACGTTTTAGGCGATGTTGTTGTTTATGCAGTTAAATTTCACGAAAAAACATTTAAAGTTTTTAGAAATGGCACTCAAACCTTTAGCGACACAGAATCTTTCTACGACGCTTTTGATTTTTATCCTGCCAAACCATTGGTGATTGGAGCGAATGCAGCAGGTGATGATTTTCATTTAGAGATGAAAATGCAGGAGATAATAATTTTCAATGACGATTTTACAGAAGACCAAATAATTAAGGTAAACACATACCTACAACATAAATACAATATATAATGCCAACAGTAGAACTAATAGACAGACCCACAAACACCTTTGTAAGCGTATATGAGCCAATAAAGTTTAGTGCTAGGTTGGAGAGTACCGACAGAGAATTATATCCAAGTTGTCGAGTTATAATAATACCTTTTGACTCTGTGAATAATGTTTCTGAGTTTGACAACGAGGTTCAAATAAGAGTTCAAGTACAGCCGAAAAGTCCAACCAACATCGACCAAGATGGTTTTGCTGCAATTTCAATGATACACTACTCGGCTGATTTAAGCTCTATATGCAGAGATTTTGTTTCCGTTGACCTTAGACCATGTAATCAAGATACAACAGAAGGAGTAAAGAGAGATATAACTCAAGGTGCTATGATGCTTAACACGCAGAAATTATTTACCGTAAAGGTCAATATTGAAAAGATAAATACTAGCGGTCAGTTGGTGGATGCTGATGACGTTGATGAATTGACTTTTAATTTTACAGCAATAAATTCAGCGTTATCAAATGAAGAGCAACACGCATCATATATTGATAATGAGCTAGCGCTAGGTGTCGGTGGTGATAATTTTGTTAATGGTGGATTTTTTCGCAGATATTTACATGGTAATACTTCGGATAGAAACAGACTATCAAAGTATCTAACATTAAAGCCAACGAATAAGAGATATATTGGAGAAGATGAGTGCGAGTATCTAAGTATGCTTGTAGAAAGAAATGGTGGCGACTTTCCATACCTTCAGGTTACATTCTTTGATTTAAGCGGAAATCAAATATCAGGCACTATAATTAACCTTAGAGGTATAGCACTTGGTGATGGAACATATTCAGACACTCCACTTGAACATGGAGTGGTTGGTGTTGCTCAAGAAACGAAAGTGATGGTTCAGTTTGGTGTTGGAACAAGGAATATAAAAGAAACTACCGAAGGACTTTTGAATGTTGATGATGGCATTGCACCTCTTGTTGGTGATTTTAGACACATTTCAAAATATGAAATAGAATCTTACTTTTCCATAGACGGAACTGACCCACAAATCGGTGAAACTGTTACATACCACATCAATCATGATACAACAAATATTGGGAAAACACGATTTCATTGGCAAAACAGATTGGGTGGCATTGATAGTTACACTTTTGAAGATACCATGATAAAGTCGCTGATAACATCATCAAGCACCTTTGAGCAGACCATATACCCTAAGTTTGGAGACCAACTTGGGGAATCTCCTTCCACAAACTTTTACTTCAACAAAGCAAACGAGCAAAGAACAGGGGGTATCACATCTGACCAATACCATTCTGTTGCAAAGTCGAATATCAAATCATACAGAAACGGTCAGGCAGTATCAAGACCCATAAGCAGTAGCGAAATAACAATGATGGAAGATTTGCTTTCATCACCAAGAGTATGGATTGAAGGTGGTTGGATAGGCAGAGAGGTGTTTAGAGATAACTTTGATGTTGTTTTAAGCTCAGATAATTGGGAGGGTTTCTCAGGCGGTGGGTATTCTGATGGTGACTTTGGTGTTACAACATCCAACAATCATATAGCAGGTTCAGGAAATCTTTTCTTTGGAGACAACTCAGGTAATGATGAATTTTCAGCAGCTAGTAGAAAAAGAATACCATACGACCCAAACAAGATATATGAGATTGAGATAAGAATTAAAAAAGCACAGGGTAGTGATGCTTCTATATATTGTGGTTTTAGACGATACAATTCGAGTAACACTCTTATAGACACAAGTTGGACTGCCTTAAATAATTACGACATGGAGCATGATGACGAGTGGGAGACTTGGAGGGGTTATGCTTCAGGTTTGGGAGAGAATACCACTGATGATGTTAGTGGTCAAAGAAATGATGTAAATAATCCTGCGTATTACGGAAGTAATACTGCTTTTATATCTCCAAGATTTTTAGTCAATCATGATAATGAAGCAGGAGTTACACATATAGACTACATCAAGGTTACTGAGTATGAATCAGACCTTCCTAATACCGAGAGATGGTATTCTACATTGAACAGAAACTACTACATTCCTGTTGTGATAAAAGATTCAACAACTACAATGTTTGACAGTAATAATGTTCAGAAAATCACCGTAGATTATATGCACAGTAAAGAGCAAAAAACACTTAAATAATGGCTGAGATAAGGGTAGAGATAAGGCATTACAACACCTCAACATCATCCTTTGATGTTCATGGAGATTTGGATATTGTTTCAAGTGATGACTTTCCGTTGTCATTGACATTTAAAAACTTTGATGTTAGAGATTTAAACTCAAGGGGTGGTAGCTTTAGTAAGTCTTTTAAAGTTCCTGCCACCAAAAACAACAACAAGATATTTGGTCACATACACAAAGATGGTAACATAGATACAAAAGGTATTAAGCGTGATTTAGACTCTATAATTTACTTAGACAACTCTCCTATAATATCAGGAACTATTAGAATGTCAAAGATTATAAGCAATAAAGATGTTATAGAGTATGAGTGCATTTTTCTTGGCGACAATATGAATTGGGCATCAAACATAAAAAACTTAGACTTGAAAGAGCTTAAATTTAGTTCTCAAGCATACACAAGTTACCCACCAACTGAAGTTCCTTTTACCTTTGAAAATCCTAGAACAACTTGGGGTGCTTACATATTTAATCAAGACCAACTAATATATCCTTTGATTACTATTGGTGAGAGTGATTCAAGTGCTAACGCTACAATAGACAGCGATTATATTCCTTGTGTTTACATAAAGAATGTTTGGGATAAGATATTTCAAGCACAGGGTTATACTGTTGATTCAACATTTTGTGGTAGTAGGTTTTTTAGAAACCTTATAATGCCACTTATATTCCAAAAGCCAAAGGAGATTACAGACCTTTCTTTTGGTAGGGTTTCTTCTAGTGTTGAAGAAACGATATTTACTTTGGATTACGGTGAAACTGATGAGGGGGTTGCCTACGAAGTGCCACGCTCAATGGAAAATCAATCATTCACAATAGACGAATACGGATATACAGATAGCGATTTCTTTCTTGATTTTGTGGCTTCTGCCGACACCCTGCAAGATGACGCACCACTACAACAAGGCGAAGATACTGACGACTATGGAAACGCACAGTTGGGGGTTGAGCATACAGGAGGTTTCAAGAATGGCTTAGTGGTGGCTGCTCAAGGTAGTGGAACTTTTAACTTAAACGCAGAAGTATCTGTTGAAGTTTCTAACGATGGTGATTCTAATGCAGGTTCATTTATTTTTATGAGTTACATAGTTGAAGCAGCAATAACAAGACTTACAGGTAGTGGTGATGACGACAGAACTTCTGAAAATGTCATTCAACTTGCAACAGAGTCGCAAGCAATGAATTTAACTTCAGCAATTACAAAAAACCACTCATTTACTTTAGAAGCTCTTGATGTTCCTGCTGAATCAGGTGATATTTTTGTCTTAAAAATAAAATTTACACATAATCTTGCCATAAACACCGCACAAGCCGTTAATACATCCACAGTAACTTTAAAAACTAAAGCAAACAGTTATTTACAAATAGAGCAAACAGGTTCTTACTTTAATGGTGAAGAAATAAAGGGTATTCAAAATATGCTTCCAAAAGGAACTCAAGCTGATTTCGTAAAAGGTTTATCTCAACTGTTCAACCTTCAGTTTAAAACTGACCCAATATCAAAAATTGTATATGTAGAACCTTACGACCACTTCTATAAATCAACATCAGAAGCCGTTGATTGGTCTGATAAGATAGATTATTCAAAAGATATAGAGAATGAGTTTTTGCATGACATAAAATCAAAGATATTATTCAAGTATAAAGATGCTAGTAATGATGGGTTGATAAATAGATATAACAAAAGAAATAATGTAGATTGGGGTGCTTACCAAGAGATTGACGATAGTGGCAAGTTTGCCACAGGTGAGTTTAAGGTTGAAAATGCTTACTTTTCACCCACGTTTAATTGGGTAGAGCCAAACTATGTTAAATCAGACAAAATTGCTCAAAGTCCTTTGATACCAATGTATTTTAGTGAATATAGCGACTTATCAATATCTAGTGCTATCGAAAGACCTGAAAAGCAGTTTGAGATAGGTGCTAGAATACTTATTAGGGTAGATGACCACAAGGGTTTGTATTCATCATCAAATGGAAAGAGAATGAGGATGTATTACAATATAGATAACATTGACAATGATAATACAGCGAGTTATTACTCTTGGAAAAAGGCATCTTTTTGTGCTTTTGACAACTTAAACTCAACAGAACCATACGACGTAAATAACACAGCACCATATAACCAACCTGCAATAAGTACCCTTTCTGAACATACAGTATCAGATGGTTATAATGACTTGAAATATAATCTATCATTTTCGGACATATCTCATGAAACTGTTATAAGCACATCAAGAGAGGTTAAGAAAGGACTGTATAGTTTATACTACTCCAAAATGATTGAGCAGTTAAAACAAAATCCTAGATTAAAAATAGTTTATCTTAATCTAAAAGTTTCTGATATGATGCTGTTAGATTTTCAGAAGTTAGTATATATAAATGGGGTTTATTACAGAATAAACAAAATAATAGACTTTCAGCCACATAAACAGCAATCAACAAAGGTTGAGTTGCAGGAGTATGTTTTTTTAGGAGATACAACAACACCAACCGCATTACATATTGATGCAGAAAATATAAATCTTTAATGAGGAGAGTAAAAAGAAGTATAAAACAGTTAGCTGTTATAAGTCAAGACACAAAAAAAGATGTCATCTACGCAACGATTGACAATGTGCTTCAACCTATTGTTTATGATAGAACTTTAGACAATCAGAATGTTATAAAGCAAAATGTTTTTATGACACCTGAAAGAAGGTTAGCTAGAAGAATTAAGGCATCTAATACGGCATCTACTGTTATTTCTCAGTTTGAAGGTGATAACATTATAAATCCAATAATTTCATTTGACTACAACAAAGGTTTTGCAACGGTTACAAGTGCAAATAATATACAGGTTTGGAATCCATCTTTTGGAGATTCATCTTTAAGACAAGGAACAGAATCAAACGCACCTAGCATAGGCTTTGAAGGTAGGGGTGTAAACGGAAAATACCCTGCTTATTTTAACAGAGATAACTCTGAATTTATGGATTTTAGTGGGTCAGCTTTGCAATTAATAGGAGATTTTACTATGTTTTTTTTCATAGAGCCAATAGCTTCACCATTTAACACAAAGCAAAGGTTGCTTGGACAAAGTTCTAATAGTGATTCTTTTTTGTCAATAGGAGAAAATACTTTTCACTCTTACAGAATACAATTTAGTCCTTCTACTTTTACAGATGTTGACATAGCGACCACAACGTATGTTCCATCATCAAAACAGATATTGGCAACTATACAAAGACATAACGACAAGTTTATAGTTAGAGAAAACTCAGTTGAAATTGCTAGAGAAACTGTTTCCGTTGAGCCTTTTATTTTTGACCAATTTGGAAAAATAGGAAGTCTTGACCCTGACACTTTTAATGGTCGTCTTTATCATTTTTCTATTTTTGATGGGTTTATTTCTACTGAGTTAGAAAAATTAGAAAACTCCATAATTAAAAGAGCTGAACAAGCAGGTAGAGTTGGTGGCGTTCAAGTTGATTATTCGTTTGAAGGAGATGAAATTGTAGATGTTGAGCCGATATGAAAAATATACTAAAGACATTTGACAGGACAATAAATAAGATTGGCAAGACCTATGTTGAGTCATTCAAGAATGAAGTCTTACAGCAAAATCACTCTGCTTCAGGAAAGCTAGTCAACACAATGAAGTATAGCTTGAAAGAGAGCAAAGACTCTGTTGATTTAGTTGTGCAAACACTTGCTCAATACTTTATGGAGGTTAATGACGGTGTTCCTCCAAAACAATGGGATTTAGATGATGTATTGCAATGGATGGACGACAGAGATTCCAACCCAAACAACAGATTTAAGTTTCCTAGTGCTAGAGGCGACAGATATATAATGGCAATAAACATTGCTAGAAAAATAGCAAGAGAAGGAACTAAAAACAGCAAAACAGAGTATTTATCCTACAATGGATTTAGAAAAGGATTTATTGATAGAGTTGTAAAGTTTCACGAAAAAAACTTTGAAAAAGATATACACAACGCAATACAACAAGACATAGATAACATATTTAAGCAACTACCAAAACAAGCATAATGGCAAAGAAACAACAAACAGTACATTCAATTAAAGTATTAGGTCTTAATGATATTAAGGCATTAAACGTTGAGATAAGCAAGTTAGCAGGAAGCTACGAGGAATTAAAGAAATCAGCAGATGATGCTAAAAAACCTTTAGATGATACAGGCAAGGGTGCAACAGATACAAGTGGTGGATTGTCTAAAATTGCAAAAGGTGCTACGATAGCAACTGCATCCTTGATTGCTTTTGACAGAGCAGCTAGAGCTTTGTCTGATGTTATGAGAAAAGGATTCAAAACATTTCAGAACTTTGAATTTGGGATGGCTAAAGTAAAAGCAATATCAGGTGCTAGTGAGAAAGAGTTTAAAAAGCTAGAAGCATCTGCTAAGAACTTAGGTAGAACCACGTTTTTTACTGCTTCACAAGTTGCTGAATTACAATTAAACTTATCAAAGTTAGGGTTTAGGACTGATGAGATATTGCAATCTCAAGAAGCTATACTGATGCTTTCGACAGCAATGGGTGAAGATTTAGGAAGAACTGCCACTGTTGTTGCTGCATCTATTAGGGGTTTTGGTGAGTCGACAGACCAAACAGCTAGGTTTGCTGATGTAATGGCTGCTGCCTTTGCAAATTCTGCATTAGACATTGAGAAGTTTCAAACATCAATGACAAAGGTTTCGGCTATTGCTGCCACAGCAGGATTTAGCTTTGAAGAAACGACAGGTCTTTTAGGTTTGCTTACGGATAGAGGTATTGAAGCATCTATTGCAGGTACATCACTTCGTAATATATTACTACACTTACAAGACCCAACGTCTGACCTCTCTGAAAGACTAGGGAGAACAGTTCATTCAGGAGAGGACTTAATAGTTGCCCTAAGAGAGCTTGATGCTTCAGGAATAGATGTTGCAGGTGTTATGGGTATTGTTGAAAAAAGACAAGTTCAAGCTATGGAGTCTTTCATTAGAAGTGCTGATGCTCTTGAAGATTTTAACTTGATATTAAACAATTCGGCAGGTGCAGGTGAGAAAATGGCAAAAATTATGGAGGGAACTGTGCTAGGTGCAATAAAAAGGATGCAAAGTGCATATGAAGGTCTTGTTTTGGCAATAACAACAGGTTCTAGTTCATTCTCTAATTTAATGCAATCAGGGTTTGATGCTGCTGCTCAAGCGTTAAATTTTTACGCTAACTCATTATCAAACACAGAGGAAAAAACTAACATTGTTCTTGCAAACATTCAGTCATCTGCTCAAAAAGCGTTATCAGGAAAAGAAAGTCCTTTCGGTTCACTATCAGAAGCGTTAAAAAGTGAGAAGTTGGTTCTTGAGGGCGAGATAATTCTCTATGAAAGAACCTTAAAGGAAATGTCTAACGCTATATTTCAAGGTGCGTTTACTAAAAATAGCAAAAAAAGACAAGAAAATTTAGAGGATGACATCGAAGCTAGAAAGAATGCCCTTGCTCAACTTGAGTCAATTATAAACAAGCAAATAGAAGATGAAAAGAAGGCTGCCGACAAGCAAAAAGAATTAGATAAACAAAATAAACAAAGACTACTAGATGAAGCTAAGTTACAGGCTTCTTTAATACAAATTCAAAAAGACAAACTTGAACAAGCCAAATCATTACCTGAAAGCACAGAATTAGAGCTTATTTCAAAAAATAAGATTATCAGAGCTATTGAGTTAGAAATAAAAAGATTGAAAGAGCTTGGTGTTGAAAAACAAAAGCAAGGTCTAGGTCTTGAGTCAACTATTGATGATGATTTTAGTGTTGACCTGAATACTCAGCTAGTAGTGCAAGATGCTCAAAATGAAGCTAGAAGAAAGTTTAATGAAGGGATTATAGAAACAGAGGAAGCCTTACAAGCAGAGCTGTTAAGCATTGAGTTGAATGCAGTACAACAAGCATTAGAGTTTAAAAACTTATCGGTAGAAGATGAAGTAGCTCTTAATAACAGACTAACTGATTTAACTATAAAAAACAATGAAAGAATAGCTAAGTCAGAAGAAGAAAAAAGAAAAAAACAAGATGAAGCTGTTAACAAAATGAAAGAAACAGGTCAGCTTCTTATGCAGATTGGTGAAGCTGAAGGTGAGAATAGTAAAATAAGGAAGATGGGTATTAAAATTACTCAAGCTGCTGCTATTGCTGAGGGTTTGTTAGGACTTACTAGAGGTTTTGGCTCTATAACCAAGCAAGGTGTTTCAGGTGACCCATTTACTGCTTTCGCTAGAGTTGCAGCTATGGCAGCACAATTAGCATCTGTAATAGCCAACTTAAAAGCGTTGACAAGTAGTGGTGGTGAGTCTGTTAGTGGAGATACCGAGCAGGAAGTAAGTGTTCAGTTTGAGAAGGGTGGACTTACAAGAGGTGGAATGTTTCATGGTGCATCACACGCAAATGGTGGTGTGAAGTTTAGAGTAGGTGGAACGATACACGAAGCTGAAGGTGGTGAAGCTATAATTAATAAGAAGTCAACTGCAAGGTTTAGACCAATACTATCAGCGATAAACTCCTATAATGGAAATGGCGTTAAGTTTGCTGATGGAGGTATTATATCTCAAGGAGAGAAGTTTGCAATGGGTGGTGAGCTGAGAAGCGTACAGTCAATGGTTAGTGGCTCAACAACTCAAAAGGTTGTCTTAGTTGAAAGTGATGTTACTGAAACTCAAAACAGAATATCAGCACTTGAAAGTCAATCCTCTTTTTAATAACTTTGCGAAATGATAAGACAAAACAGCGTTGAGGTAGTAAACGAGTTTATAGATATTATCTACAAAGAAGTTAAAACAAAATACTCTGAAGAAGCAGGAATAAAAAACGTGCTTAACCATCTTGCTGAAAGAGGTCTTATCGAGCCGAGAAAACTTAGGGATTTTATGATAATCAAAGACTTTGACAAGATGTTGGAGTCAAACGATGGAAACTACACCTATACCTACATGGATATATCCATAAAGTATGATGTTTCTGAAAGAACAATACAGAACATAATCTACAAGCATAAAAGGAAGTACAACAAGGATTACAACATTAGATGACTTTTGCGAAGATTTACTATTTTAATTAATTAATTTTGCATTTATGAATAATTGGTACAATATAAAAAATACAGATGAATCTGCTGAAATATCTATCTTTGACGAGATAGGTGACTACGGTACATCTGCAAAAGATTTCGTTGAGCATATATCAAGTATCGGCAAGAAGGACATTACACTAAGAATCAACTCTGTTGGTGGAAGTGTTTTTGATGGTCTTGCCATATACAATGCTTTGCGTTCACATAGTGGTTATGTGCAAATAAAGATTGAAGGTTTGGCTGCTTCTATCTCTACTGTTATTGCAATGGCAGGAGATAGTGTAGAAATGGCTGAAAACGGATTCTTTATGATACATAACCCATTCGGACAATCGGCAGGGGAAGCTACTGACTTCCGTAAAACTGCTGATTTGCTTGACAAGATAAAAGATGAAATCATCGAGATATATCAAAGAAAAACAAAACTACCTTATGATGTTTTGTCTAAAATGATGGATGAGGAAACTTGGTTGTCTAGTCAAGAAGCACAGGAATTTGGTTTCATTGATGATATTACTGAGCCAATGAGAGTTGCTGCTAAGTTTGATTTATCTAAATTTACTAACGTAGACGAAAGAAAAGTCAAAGATGTTTTAGAATTAAATAATAATAAAAAACTTTTTAAAATGACCGAAGAATTAAAAACTTGGTTTAACAGTCTTAAAGAGGAAATCGTTATGGCTGTTAAGGGAGAGGATGCTACTACTCCTAGTGAAGTTTCCGTTGTTCTTTCTGATAATGAAGATGTTGTAAACAAGTTCACCGAGCTTGAAGAGAATGCACAATCTTTGAGAGAAGAAAAAGAAGAACTAGCAGGTCTTGTTGGTGAAAAGGAGAGCATTATTGCTGACCTAAAAAACAAGGTTGCTGATATGGAAGCTAAACTAAACAAAAGTGAAGCTACTGAAACTGTTGTAGAAGCAGAACAAGAACCAACAATTACTCCAACTGAGGAAGTTGTTAACGAGTGGGATGCTTTTGCTAAATCAATCTTAAAATAATTAACTTTTAAAATAATATAAAATGGCTTATGCAAGTGCGAGTTTACCTACTGTAAATCAGTATGATGTAAACAAAACAATACTTGAACCTTTATTTTTAGGTCAAGACTATATGCAATATATGGATGTTATGCCAAATGTTGCAGGAACTATCGTATTGGATAGATTCCAAGCGTTAAGTGGTATTACTAAAGAATTTACTTCAGGTGCTTTCGAAGCTGAAACAGGCGAGAAGGGTGCTGCTGTAACTATCACTCCAAAAAGAATGGAAGCTGAAATCGCTTTCTCAGGTAACTCTTTATTCAACAAGATGAAAGGTCAGTTGATGAGAGGTGGACACGACTTCGACAATATTGATGGAACTGTTGTAAAAAACATTCTACTTGACTTAATCGGACAAGGTGTTCAGTCTGACTTTAATCGTCAGTTATGGTTATCTGATAGTGGTGCTTCAGGAGACTTCGGTATCTATGATGGTATCTTCCAAGCTGCTTTTGTAGCTAATTCAAACAAAATCAACAGAGGAACTATTGACCCTGAACAAGCTTCTGATTCTGCTTTAGGTACAGGTAATGCTATCAAAATCTTCCGTGCTTTATATGACAATGCTTCTCCTGAGCTACTAGGTGCAGGAAATCACGTATTATTCGTGTCAGGCGACATCGCTGATGACTATATGGTAACTCTTGAGGGAACAGGGTTTACCACTTCAGGTTACGGAACTTTAGTTAATGGTATGCCACAACTAATGTTTAGAGGTATTCCTGTTGTTGTTCGTAGAGATTGGGATATTGCTATTGCTGCTAATGTTGATAACATCAACGGTGCATCAAACGCTGCTGAAACTCACAGAGCAATTCTAACTACTAAAGATGCTTTTGCTGTTGCAACTGACTTTAGTAACAACTCTGTTGAGCAATGGTACTCTAACGATAACAAAGAATATCGTTTCCGAGTGGCTTACTCTGTTGGTTGTGCATTGAAAGATGCTAAACTAGCTGTTTATTACACTCCTGATAACATGGCTTAATCAAATTAATTAAGGGGGATGAAATACTCCCCCTTATATTTTTAACTTTTAATATAATAATAAAATGGCAATAGAAAAAATCATGGTGGCTCATGGAGACATGGAGAACAGAGGAGGTCTTAAAGCTCTAGGTGTTTATGAGTTTGGTGATATTACTAATATCGCTTTTGATACTGATGGAAATCATCATATTGACTCTTTGACCGATACAGGTGGTGTGTTGTTTGAATTGAAGCAAGGAACAGGGTCTTTGTCGTCAACAGGAACTAAGGAGGGTGGAACTATTATGTTTGAACACACTGTTACAGCATATATTCCAAAACTTTCTGACGCACATTTAAGTGCGATAGATGCTTTGTCTGATAAAAACTTAGTTGTTATGTGTTTAGATTACAACGATGTAACATATGCT